TATCTTTAAATTTAATACGACCAGTTGGATTGTCAATATGAATTATGACATTTTCTTCAAAATAAGGTTCATCTTTAAGTTTGTCTTGAATAAAATAAAGTTCTTCCTTTTCAGTAGAATTAAATTTCATTTGCTTCTTAATAACACCATTAGACGCTTTATAATATGGTATAATAGGAATATCCCAAAATATATTTTCTAGGTCAATTGTAGTATTTAGATAAGAAATTTTGGTTTTAGTACTTATATATATGTGTGTAGCTTTAGGAGCAACGGAATGTATATCCATAGAAATATTAGCAGAAACAAAATCTTCAGTATTATTTTTTGATAAATGGTCAATATCTACTTCTTCATCATCACACAATATATCATCATTTGTTGATGATATAAAATTTTCCCATTCAATATCAATATTCATTGTTGTAGACATTACTATATATCGGTAATTTATCTTTATATTCTTTATATTAATTTTATTTCAATTATTTTCTTTATTATATAATATAAAGAATGTTAACAACTAGTCCGTACGTCATCTGCGAAAGAAGCGAACCAATTCCTATTAAACAAAATTTAACTACAACCATGAAGATTAATTCTCCAAAGGGAGAGTATAGTCTTAAGCAAAATTTTTTTGATCCTTCTAAAAGTTCACCTCCGAATGAGTTTATGATTAAACTTCATATGAGAATGAATAAATATTATATAGATAAAGATGACGACAGCTTTGATATTAAATAATTAATATGTATATTGTTATTATTATTTTGAGAGTGTATTAGATTTTCAACAAAATCTAAAAACTTATTATTAACATTTTTTGTATATGTTTTAATAATATAATTTAGGAAATCTTTAATTATATTTTTTTTATCAATATTGTAATTTATACTTATAGAATGAATAAAATTATTTATATTTTCTATTTTTTCTTTCTGTAATATTTTTGTATAAAGTTCATCCCATACTTCATTATCTATTATATTAAGATATTCATTTTCTAAATGTTGATTTGATTGTATAAAATTTATCATACTTCTTATATCCGATTTATAAAGTTTTTGAATACATGATAATGTTTTTTGTGATAAATTTAATTCCTCAGATAACGAAATATGATTTAGGAATGCTATTATTTCTTCTTTTGGTAATTGATTGAAACGTAAACGTATAAATTCATTTTGAAGTCCTTCATCTATTTTGCTAATATAATTACAAATTAAACAAAACCTTACATTACTTGTATAATTTTGTAATAAATATCTTAATGCTTGCTGTGCATTTTTCGTCATATAATCTACCTCATCTAATATAACAAATTTCATACCATTATTAAACAAGGGTTTTGAATTAACAAAGTAATTTATTTGATTTCTTATTATATCAATACCTCTTTCATCGGATGCGTTTAAATGTATAATTAAGTCCTTATTTTTTACACCCATTTTATTTTGATATGAGTTTATTAAGTTAATTATTGTTGTTGTCTTACCTGTGCCTGGTGGTCCATAAAATAATAAATTTGGAAAATAACCTGTTTCTATTATATTTTTTAAAATTTGTTTATTTAAAGGGTCTAGAACTATATCATCAATATTTTTTGGTCTATAGAATTCTACATAAGGTATCCCACTACTCGTCATATATTAATTATATAATAATATTTTATTTAATATAATATTATAATTAATCATAATTATAAAAATTATCAAAATTATCAAAATTAAAATATTGAAATTAAAATATTAAAGATATTTAATGAATATAAGTAATACTATGAATTCTCATTATAAAGCTGGATATCTCGAAATTATATTAGGACCAATGTATGCTTCAAAAACAACAAGATTGGTTGAGATATATAATCAATGTGATTTTTGTAAAATACCCGTTGTAGCAATTAATCATTCGTTCGATAACCGATATGACCATAATCAGACTATCGTAACTCATGACCAAATTAAAATACCATGTATTAAAACTAATACTTTAAAAAATATTTGGTGTCCTAATATCAAAAATTTATCTGATGAAACTATTACGCAAAATCATTCTAATCAAAATTTTTTTATTACTAAATATTCTCAAGTTATATTAATTAATGAGGGACAATTCTTTGAAGATTTATTTGAAATTGTTAGTGATATGGTTAATCATGGAAAACAAGTTTATGTATGTGGATTAGATGGAGACTTCGAGAGAAAAAAATTTGGACAAATTCTTGATTTAATACCTTTATGCGATAAGGTTACTAAATTAACATCTCTATGTTCAAAATGTAAAAATGGCACTCCAGGAATATTTTCAATGAGATTAACTAATGAAAGAGAACAAACTATTGTTGGTTCACAAAATTACATTCCAGTATGTAGAAATTGTTTTACATCTCCAAATGTGTAATAAATAAAAAATTGATTTAGAAATAATTCGACGTTTGAATTATAAAAAGGTGTAAAATATTATGACTGATATCAAGAGTTGGTTATGTTATTTTTGTGATGTTCCGTATACAGTATTAGATGATAGACTGATAAAAAACTATAACAATTTATTTATTTGTACACGTTGTGAAAAAGATTTTCCAATAAATTATGATAATCGGGAAAATGGTAATTGTCCTATGTGTATGAATTATAACTCATTAATTAAACATCAAAAATGTTGTCATTATTTATGTATAGATTGTTGTAAAAAAGAATATTTTGGCGTGTCTAAAGAACACAGGCCTATGCATTGGCATGAATCATATAATATTATAGAACCTGATTGGCCGTTTAAAATAGATGATGATGAATATGATGAAAATAATGAAAAATTATTTACACCCTTGAAGATTTAAAACCGCACCCTTTATATTATTTTTTATATTTTTCTCAAAATAATATAGATGACTAAACATAAGACAGAAGATTATAAAATTTCTGCGGTTAAATATTACTTAAATAATGATAAAGGAGATGGATATAAGAAAACTTGTAAAATCTTTGATTGTAAGAAATCCACTTTACGAGATTGGATTAAAATATACAATAGTTCTAAAAATCTCACAAGAAGAAACAGAAAACCTATTTCTTACAAGATTACTAAACCACAAGTGAAAACTGTCTTGGAATTGTTGAAGAAAAACGAACAATTGACTATGAATGAATTAGCATTTGATATGAAACAAAAATATCCTACTTTTGACATTACACCTCAACATTTAGGACATATTATTAGGGATAATAACCAAACAAGAAAAAGAACAAGACACGAGCATTTTCCAAAAGAAAGATATAAGAAACCAATAGATAAACAAACTGAAATGAACGCTTTTTACCAAAAAATAAAACATTATCCATTAAATAAAATAATTTGTTTAGATGAAACAAGTGTAGGTTCTGCGTTGCATCCTACTTATAGTCGTTGCTACTTGGGAAGAAGATGTAGAATAAAAACAAGTAATCAATTTGTATTTCGTAAATTTACATTATTAGTAGCAATAAGTAATTCAAAAATAGTAGGAAAAGAAATGTATGAAAAAGGAGGTATGACAGCAGAACGTTTTTTGGAATTTTTACAAAAACATATTTTTCCAAATTATAAAGGATATTTGATTGTGTTAGATAATGCGAAAAGTCATAATAACGAAATGATAAAAAATGCGATTACCAAAAGTGGTAATGAATATTTATTTGCGATACCTTATACACCTAAAACCAACAATCCAATAGAGGCATACTTTAATCAAATCAAAACTTATATGAAAAAGAATAGAAATGTTGAAAATTACGAACAATTAGAAAAGAATGTAGAAAATGCGATAGAAAAAGTAAAACCTGAAAATTATAAAAACTATTTTCAACACGCATACGGAATGAATGAAAAAATAGAATTTATAAGGAAACCATCTACAAGAAAAAGGAAATTAAAAATTTATAAATAATATACTTAAAATTTATTTGTGTATTTTAAGTATATTTAATATGCCTATGCGATTAAAAAGTGATTTATATAAAAAAGAACAGGAAGAGGTTATAGAAAAAATTATATCCATAATAGATTTGAAAAACAAGAATACATATACACTTTATGAATTAGATAAGAATGAAGAAATACAAAATAAAATCATGGAATTAATACCTGAAATAAGAAAATGGTTTTCATTTAATGGATTAAAAGCAGTTGGCGAACCAAGTAAAATAAAAAGACCTTGGTTAAGTATTATAAAAAATTTATTAAAATCAAAATATAATATTGAAAGTAAAGATTTTCAATTTACAGAAAATGGAAAATATATTAGAACACATATTTATAGTTTTACACTTATATAAAAAATTGAAATAAATATACTTAAAACTTATTTGTGCATATTAAGTAAATAGATATGGATACTGAAACTCAAAACTTTTTAGATTATATAAAAACTGATAATGATATAAAATATGAATTAATACCAGTTTGTGATGATTTTAAGAATTTCTTGAATGGTTTAACATTAAACACAGAAGTTTTTACATATATTGGTTTTTATGAAAAAAATACAAAAAATGTATATTTTATACTTCAATCAGTAAATAAATCACCAGAAGTTTATACAACTATATATAATGCGTGGCAATTATTTCATAATAATGATTTTATTAATGTAAAATTTTATGATAAATATCATAGTCAATACGAAAAAAAGTATTCTAACTATGAAACTGAAAGAAAATATTTATACAAATATTTAATGAATATATATATTGATGAACTTTTGACGGATAGCAGGTGCTACAATACATAATTATTATATAACATTAAATCTTTTATGATAAAAGGTTTAATTATGTGTTCTAATAAAATAATTATACAAAACTATCAATTAATTTTTCTTTTTCACAAACTTCCAATTCTATTTCCGATTTATTTTGTTGAATGAATTCTTTTTCATTCAATAAAACTCTTATAGTATAAACTGCTGTTAGTTCAGAATAAATTACTTTAAGTATAGCAATATCCAGTTGAGATATTGTTACCAAAATAGATAATGCTGAAATTAAACTTTTTATTAACCACATAGAATTTGCCATGATTTGTAATTCATTTTTAGTAAATTCGGTAATTATCTTTTTATCAGGATTGTATATATTAAAACCTAATATTGGACTTGCTATTTCATTCACTACACAACGAATAATTTCTGTAATTGCTAAAAATAATTGAAGTACTATATACTTATTTATAGTATTAATTTTTACACTCATAACAATTAAATCTTCATTTGGACCTATTCTTAAATATTTATCATCAGGTTCTTTAAAAATAGAAATGATGACAATCATTAATATTAATAAAGTAAAATTTGCGATAATACATTTCTTTAATCTTAATCTATTATCTGTCATTATTCTAAAATCTTTGATGTAATGTTAATTTTTTAATGATTTTTTAAATCAATTTTTTATTATAATGTATCTATTCATTAGATATTTATTTTACACCTATAATATATGCACCTTTAATGTTATCTACTACTTGTTTCAAATAATAATTTATTTTTATTCAATTTTATAATTTATTCGTTAAATTACTTAAAAATAAAATATTTAGGAATATTATAAGGATGTCTATAAAAGAAAAACCACCTGACGACTTTTTCAAAGGAATTAAAATTTCCTTGAAAAGTGTCTTGAAACATCCTGATATAAATACACCGAAAATAACTAACGCTGTTATACTTTGTAATAAAATAGTAATTAATGTTTTACTTTTTATCAAATTATACTTATTGAATTACTATGAAAAAAATAACACTTTACCTCTTATAGATAAGGTATTTGTGAATTCTTGTATGAAAATTATGTGTAATGAAAAACCACAAGGAAGACCAGCAAAGAAAGAAATTAAGGAACTCAAAGACAATTTAACTGCCTTTTACAAAACCGATTTTGAACCACTTATTCAAAAGGATACACTTGAATATACACATATGAATACTATTTTGGATTATTTAACAATTGATATTCTTACCATGTATGAAAATAACATTAAAAATCATTTTGTGGAATATGTTGAGCGATATGTAAATGTGGTTTGGAAAAAGAAGTTTATTGTAAGCAAAATAAGAAAAATGAATATTACCAAAAAAGCAAAAGATGTAAAAATAAACAAATTATGTAATCAGTTAAGAAAAATCAAAAATGATTTACTGAATGTTGAAACAACACAATACAAATCTCATAATTCTTATCATACATGGATTAATCAACAAAAACAATATATTATACCAGTTAAAACATTTAAGAAAAATTTATATTATGATTTGATGTGTAGTCCTATGGATTATTTCCCTTGTATGATTAAAATGATGAAACAAGTAGAAAAAGAAGAACAAACTATTTGTAATGTATTCCCTATGCGGAATGAAATTATACCAAAACATATAAGATTAGATACAACTACATTAGTGCATCTTCTTATGACGAAAAAACAAGGAAATAAAAGTGATTATTTAACAGAAGGAAATTTGAAACGAAATGAAAATAAAATTTGGGAATTCTTTTTTAGAACTGAACGCAAATGTTTTCATAAAAAGCATTATGAATTTCACCATATGATAGAAACAGATGGAATTAGTTGTTCTTTGTTATTATTACGAAAAGACCTAATTGGAAAGAAACTACCGATGATGAAAAAAGGTTTATCAACTGAAATATATATTGATGAATTAACTGATTATTCACAATTACAAAATAAAAAAATTGTATCCATAGACCCTGGTAAATGTGATTTAATTTATTGTGTAGATGCCGATAATAAAGAAGCAAATAAGTTTAGATATTCACAAGACCAACGAAGAAAAGAAACCAAGAAAAAGAAATATTCTAAAATCCAATTGGAATTGAAAAAGGAAAAAATACAAGAAAAAACAATTATAGAATGGGAAACTGAATTATCAAAATTAAATCGTAAATCACTTAATATAACAAAATTTAAAGAATATATTCAAAAGAAAAGTGAAATAAATGGTATGTTATTCAAGTTTTATGAAAAATACATTTTCAGGAAACTACGATTACAAAGTTATAGAAATACCAAAAAAAGCGAACAAAAAATGTTAAACAATTTCAAACGAATTTTTGGTAATGAAAAAGAAGTAGTAGTTTGTTTTGGAGATTACGAACAGAAACAACAAATGAAATACAAAGAAGCAACCAAAGGAAAAGGTATGAGAACTTTATTTAGAAAAGCAGGATTTCAAACTTATTTGGTTGATGAATTTAGAACCAGTTGTAGATGTTCCAAATGTGAAATAGGTATTTGTGTTAAGAATATGGTAATGGAAAATCCAAGACCATACAAAACAGGAAACATTCTCGTCCATGGACTGATTTGTTGTAAGAACGGATGCGGTTATTGGAATAGAGATGTGAATGGTGCAACAAATATTTATAAAATTGCTTATAATGCGATAAATAATAAAGAAAGACCAAATTATTTATCAAGAAGCAATAACTCATCAGGGTTTTTAGAAGAATTCCCAAAATCAAAATTTACATGCCTTGAAATAGGCAAACCTTGAAGTTTCCTTTCATTTTATACCGAAAGGTGCGGTTTTAAATCTTCAAGGGTGTAAATATCAAGAATACGTTGACTTTGATTATGACCATTTTGATAAAAAAACTAAAACATATAATGAGTTAATTTCAGTTAGAGATAAATTTATATCAAAAAGACCTCAATGGATGAACACTAATATATTTATAAATTATGAAAATTTAATGTTTAAATACCATACTGAATATGTAAAAATAAACAAAGAGTGGGAAATTTATAATAAAAACAAAATAATAGGCAAAAAATGTTGTCCTTTTTGTTGAGTAACTTGCTCTAAATGTCTAAAGGTGTAACAAAACCCTAAAATATATTATAAAACTATTTAAATTGAAAATACTATATTAAAATATAATAAAATATGTCTAAAAAAAATGGAAATGTTCAAGCCAACACAAATATTGTAGCAAAAAAAAGAGGAAGAAAATCAAAAAAAGAAATTGAAGAAGCACAGAAAACAAATATTAGTGAACCAATTAATATTACTGAAAATATAGTAGTGAAAATGAAAGAATTACAATTAGATAATCAAACTAATAATGGTAGTTACATAGATGAAGTTTTAAATTCTGACAATGACAATGACAATGATAATGATAATGAAATTAAAAATATATGTGATACTGATTATATTAAAACGTCTAATATTGATAATAAACCTATTCCAAAAAAACGTGGACGCAAACCAAAAGGTGGCAAAATTATTCAACAAATTATTTCTTTAAATAATGTTAAAGAAACTAAACCTAATGTTATATTACATCTTAAGTGTTTTTTAAAAGATTTAAACTCATCATCTGATTTGTTTAGTTCTAATCTAGAAAGTTATTCTTTTTCTAACTCTAATTTTTGTTATGATATTATTAATAATCAAAATAAACCTAATAATTTTATCAGTGTGCCATCAAAATTATCTGAATATGAAGTTGATAATAATACAAGTTTTGACACTGAAATTATTAAAAATAATGAAAATGATATTAGAGAGATTTGGAAAAAATTAAAGGTTTTAGAGCATAATTTACACATTAATAATACTGATAATAAAAAGTGTGCTTGCTTTTGGGACACATGTGAATTTGACAATCCACCTGTATATATTCCAAAACATTTTATGAACGATACATACCACGTGTATGGATGTTTTTGCAGTCCAGAATGCGCGGTTGCTTATTTAATGGAAGAAAATATTGATAGTTCAATCAAGTTTGAAAGATATCAGTTGATAAACCATATTTATTCAAAAATATATAATTATAACAAAAATATAAAACCTGCTCCTAATCCTTACTATATGCTGGAAAAGTATTATGGCAATTTAACTACGCAGGAATATAGGTCATTATTAAGAAATGAACGTTTATTTTTAGTTGTAGACAAACCATTAACACGTATAATGCCCGAGCTTCATGAGGATAATGATGACTTTATTATTAACAATAAAATTATCCCGACAAATAACATTAAATTAAGAAAAATACAACCGAAACAAACTAAAAATAATATATTAAGTGAACGTTTTGGATTAACTCAATAATTACACCCTTGAAGATTTAAAACCGCACCTTTTAGGAAAACTATCGGTATAAATTTAGTAATATTTGTCCCATTTTTACAAGTTCTAAAATCTTTACACCTTTTTACATTTCAAACGTCGATTTTTATATAACGAAAATTATATAAAAATAATTTATTATATTACCTTAATGAATAACGAAAAACTTATTGAAGAAAATAATATAGATAACTATATTTGTCAAGGTAAAGGATGTCATGTAAGAAAAAATGATAATCTTAATTCTGTTTTTGGTGATTTTTACAAATGTGAAATTTGTAATAAAAAATTTTGCGTAAATTGTATTTATTTATATTGTAGCACTTGTAATAACTTTGTTACTTGTTTTTGGTGTGGGACAAACTATAAACATAAAAATAATATCAGTTATTTAGAAAAGGTAAATATAAAATGTGCTAAATGTAGTAAATAACATCGGAATCTGAAATGTAAAAAGGTGTAAAAACAGTTCAAGAAACGTTAATTTCGTATAAACCATCTTCTATAATTCCAGTTTCTCCTATTTCATTTTTGTGACCTAATTGATTACTAATTAATCTTATACCATTTTTTTCAAAATCATAAGACCAATGTGTGTGGCCGCTTATCCACGCTAATACATTATTTAATTTAAATTTATCTAATGTATTGTCTGGCCAAGCAAAATATAAACTTAATTTTTGTTTTACAAACAAATATTTTGTGTGTGATGTTCCTGTTATTGTCGGAGGAAAATGGGTAACTACAATTGTTTTTTTATTCTCTCCAGCTAAATAATCTTGAAGTTGTTTGAATGAATCATTTGATAATTCATACATCTTAGAAATATCTAATTTAACTACTTGATTTGTCTCCTTTTTGAAATATGTTATATTATTATAATCATTTATATACATTTGAGCTTCAAAACTATTACTAAATGGAGGTTTGGTCCAAAATGTTGAACCATAAACATTTATATTATCATCTAATTCAGCAATAGAATTATTTAAGTAAAATATATTTTTATATCTTGATTGAATATTATATTCATAATTAAATTCTAGTTCATTCATATTTTTTTTAGGCGAATAATATTCATGATTTCCTGGAATATAAAATGTTTTCTTCCAATTTACAGAGCAATAATCTAAAAATGGATAAAATAATTGATGATTTAAATTACATATATCTCCTGCCAAAATTAAATAATCTGCTTTTTTATTTAATAAAGGCATTTTATTCCAAATTTCTAAATGAATATCTGAAAACACTTGTATTAATATTTTTCTTGTAGCCATCGTAATATAATATAATGTAATATCTTTTTATATTATATTTTATTTCCTTTTATATGTTCGTCGTTTCCTATGTGATTTTCGTTTTTTAGTTTTATGACTACGATGTCTTCTTGTTTTTCCTCCAATATTTAATTTTGACATTCTTAAATATAATTTTTCCTCGTCGGTGTAAGGGATTTCTGGTTCATCATTTAATCGTCTAAGTCTATTTTCAAGTTCTTTCATTCTCACATTATCGCGCATACTGACATTATTACGCATAATTTCGGAATTTGTTTCAACAAGTAATTTTGTTACTTTTGGATCATGTCTTAAATTTTCACGTTTTAAAAAGGCATCAATAACTCTTTCTCGAGCTATAGGATTAGGTCCTGATTCTTTTTCTATCCTTTTTTGTGCTAATAAATTATTTAGTGCTCTTTTTTTTACACCAGTTAAAGGTATGCCGCCTGTTTCTTTTTCAATATTGCTTTTTACGTCAGATGGATTTAAGCTTACAATTTGTTCTGCTGTCATGTCTTTTAAATCTGATTGTGTTTCATATTTATGTTTTTTTTTAAAAAAACTTTTAAATGATGCCATTATATATTATATTTTTATATTATATTTTTATATTATTTTTTTTACTTCGCCTTTATCAACTCTTTCGCGATAATTACGCATAGCTCCGTCTAAATGTCCTCTTAATTGTTTATAAATTGCCTGATTTACAGATGATACTTTTTCTGATTCTATTTTTTTAGAAATGCCAAAATAGTCTCTAATTACAGCGATTTCATCAAAGTTAAATTCTCCTAATTTCTCTCTAGCTTTTTCTTCTATATAGTCTGTTTGTCTCATTACAATTTGAATTTTACTATTTATTTGGTCTGTTTCAATTAAAGAAATATTATTCATATATGAAATAGATAAATTATTTTTTAAATCATATTAAACGAATAGTTATATATTAATTATCTAAGAATGGAAGATACTAAAAAACCACATTTGTTCGATATTCAGATTATTATGAATGATATTGAAAAAGTAATTCAAAAAGGACTAAACAAATTGCTCATTAATTATATCGACAGACACGAATTGTTAGAAAAAACACATAACCAATTAATTCAATTGCCATCTATTGCTGAAGAATTAAAGAAAAAAAATATTATTCAACCCGAGAGAAATTTTAATGACTTTTACCCCGAAACTGCTATTGAAAAATGTGGCGATTTTGATTGTATTACTGTTAAAGATATGATTAAAGAAATGACAGAAACTATTATGGGTCACAAAATTTCTAATCTAGAAAATAAACTTGATAAAATGGAAAAAAAATATGATTCTATTATACCTATTTTAGATAAGTTAGTTGGTAAAATTCATCATTTAAATGATGATATTAAAGGGCTTCAAAATAATAATGATTATAAATTTATTGAAAAAATAGTTTATAAAGATACTATTGAAAATTCATCTGTTGTTAAAAGTTGTGAAAATGAAAATATTAAAATTCATATTAAAGAATATAAAGAGCTAGAAAAAGAAATTTCTGATGATTGCGACGTTGTAAAATCAGTATTAATTACAAATTCAACAATTTCAATAAAAGAAGAAGCAACCCCTCCATCAATAGATACTAAACAAGTTAAACTAGAACAAACAAAAGAGGAAGTATCTGCCGAAGAGGAACAGGAAGAAGAGGAACAGGAAAAAGAAAAAATGAATGAACAACAGGATGAAGAGGAAGAAGAAGAAGAAGAAGATGAAGAAGAAGATGAAGAAGAAGATGAAGAAGAAGAGGAAACTATTATTGAAACTGCAGAGAGTAAAGTAGTTTATCAAAATATATCTGACAATGAAGAAGCAAGTATAGAGACTGAAACTAAAGAAGATAAAGAAGAAGATGAAGAAGAAGATGAAGAAGAAGATGAAGAAGAAGATGAAGAAGAAGACGAAGAAGAAGATGAAGAAGATGAAGATGAAGAAATATTTGAGATCGATATTGATGATAAAACTTATTGTACAAATAATGACGAAAATGGTTTTATTTGGGAATTGTCTGTGGATGGAGAACAAGGTGATAAAGTTGGATATTTTAAAGAAGGCGAACCTTTCTTTTATGCTGATGAAAAATAAATATTTGGGTTTTTTCTAATGCAGCGCGTTTCCCAGACGTTTTGTGAAGCTATAAAAACGACGATTTTTATATAATAAAAAATATATAAAATAAATTATTACATTATATATTTACTAATTAAGTGAGGATGAAAAATAATTCTGGTTTAGTAAATCCATTGAACGATGATGAAGTTGCTCTGCTATACGCTCCAATTTCCTGTACAACAATACTTTCTCCGATAGCCAATGACGGTAATTGACAATCCCGAGATATAATATCTAATGAATCACAAGATTCACCATATAAAATAGATTGAAAAGTTTTCTCATTGCGTTCATTAAATGGAATAAATGTGGGTTTTGCATAATCAAATATTGTATTTGAAAAAGTTTTATACACACCATCTGATAAATAATAAGTTATTAATTTTTCACCTGTTTCTTTATTTACTTTTTCTTTTTTATTTATAATAGAACAAACGAGTGTATGTGATGAAGCCACAAAATATCTTCCAGGTTCAGCAATAAATCTAATTCCTTCAGTTCCGGAAAAAATTTCATCAATACCTTTATTTATAACTTCAGCCATAGATTCAAATGAAACTTTACTATTTGACACTCCAGGAAATCCGCCTCCAATATCAATCAATTTCATATCAATATCAATTGATTTAGCAATATCAAATACTTTTTTACAATCTGATAATGCAGACCAATATACTTGTGCGTCTTCACATCCCGAACCAACATGAAAACTTACTCCAATAATATTTAAATCTAATGTCTTACCTGTTTCCAAAATTTCTTTTACATTTTCAAGATCAACACCAAATTTACAATTAAATTTACATAATGATTTGGAATCATCAACTTGGATGCGAACTAATATTTCTGCTTCTGGATGATATAATTTAATTTTAAATAACTCATAACAACTATCAACAACAAGTAAATCAACATCGTTTGAACGAGAAAATTTTATATAATCAACTGGCTTACAAGGATTTGCAAAAATTATTTTTTCAGGTTTTACTCCTAAATTAATTGTTTGTAATATTTCTTGTTGAGAAGCACAATCAAAACAACACCCCAATTTATCTAAAAGTTCAATAATAATAGGACAAGGATTACATTTTATGGCATAATAAGGAACAACTCGGGATAAATTTTTTTTCCATCTATGGAATTGTCTTATAACATCACCTAAATCGACCAAAATGAATGATTGTTCGCCTTTTTTCTTTTCCAAATATTGATTAATTATATCAAATTGGTCTAATTTTGTATCATATATTTTTATATTTTTGTCTGAAATATAGTTGTAAATATCTGTAATTGATTCAGATGGTATATCGTTCATATTTTTATTTTTAATTGTATTAATTTACTTTTAAATTATATTAAATGAAAACATATTATTTTATAAATAAAATATAAATATAATATAAAATGATAAATTTGTGTGCTCCAGCTATAATATATTTAATATTTTCAATTACTCAAATACTTATTGATATATTTAAAGGCCTTTATAACACAGCAGTTGTAAAAGGTATAGTAACAATTATGGTAACATTATTGTTAAATATTTTATGTGAAAAAGGTCTCAGTGCAGTTTCATGGGTTATAGTCTTTATACCATTTATTTTGATGACAGTAATAGTAAGCATGATACTATATGTATTTGGATTAGATACTGCAACAGGAAAATTAGAATATACATGCGATGAAACAAACACAACAAGTAATTGTGGTAATAATATAACTATTGATGCTTCAGGAAATATTGTGATTTATGATCCTGAATATAACTCACTAATCAATCCTGTTTATTATAAATCGCCAAATATTATAGTTCCAAATCCATCAGCAAATAATTCTACAACTACACAAAATATTGTTATAATCCCAAATGGATCGAGTAGTCCTGCTTACCAAAGTTAGAGCGAACCATTAGGTCTTATATGACAGGAAAGCAATTTACACCCTTGAAGATTTAAAACCGCACCTTTTGGTGAAATAAAAATTGAAATAAAAATAATATATGTTTAATAATAATAATAATAATAATAATAAATGAGCGAAAATATTAATTCCTATTTTGATTTTGATGACGATATATTTGGAGAAACAAGTAAATATGTCCCTGATATCACTAAACCAAATTTTACAGAAATGCTAAAAAATGATAGAGAAAAAGGTATCAAAGAAATTATTAAACATAGTAAATATATGAAAAACATTGAAGAACAAAAGATGATTAGTTTCTATTATAACCCAGTGCTATTGGTTCATTGTACTATTGATGAAAATTTTAAGTTTATGAAATATATAATGGAACAAGAGTATAATCAAAATTATGAAAACTATTTAATGTCTAATGAAGATAAAAAATAAATATTTATTATAATGTGTTATTAAAAATCATGTTTTTTTCGATCAATTTTATTTACGTGTCTTCCTTTACAAATATTTTTTTCAATATATTTATTTTTACATTCTTCGCATAAAAAGAAATTCTGTATAATAGGAGGTTCGGATGATAATAATTTCTCTTTTTTTATTTTTTCTTTCTCTGTGAGTGAATTCCACCAATTTTTATCGACATCATTCTTATTCCAATATATTGGTTTTCCTTCCAACTTATAAGGACAACATATATCATCACAATATTGATTATTACACCAACTACAATTCCAAATTTCAAAACATTCTCCACATGAAAAATCCATTATATTTATATATTATATTTTATGTTTTTATGTTTTTATGTTATTATGTTATTATATTATTATGTTATTATTCTTATATCCATCTCCTTTATCGTTATTTAAGTGATATTTAACAGCAGAAATTCTATAATCTTATGTCTTATGATTAGTCATCTATATTATTTTGAGAAAAATATAATAATAGTTAAGGGTGCGGTTTTAAATCTTCAAGGGTGTAAAAAGTGAATTACAACCTAAATTATATATAAGAGATTTATAAAAGGTGCGGTTTTACACAATTGAAGATTTAAAATGGGACAAAATAATTAGTCTATATTTGTTGTGTTTGTTTATTTTGTGGTAAAATTTTTATATTTAGAAAATTTTTTAATATAGTAATGTTATATAATATGTATAACATACATAACTTGCTTTTCAGAAAAAAACAAAGTCAGTGCAAAGGACGAGTACAAAAAAAATGTAAAACTGCTAAAAAGAAGTGTCTCTGGGCGAATGGTAGTAAACGTTCATTTTGTAGAAAAAGAAAATCATCAAAAAGGCGATAAAATTTTATATTTTTGTCCCAATTTAAATCTTCAAGTGTGTAAATGTTCAAGGGTGTAAATAAAATATTTGTAAACCACTTAAATATATATTAATATTAAATATATTTAATAATGATAAATCATTTAAATTCCTTTTTTATTTGTGTTTTATTTGTAGATATGCTAGAGAGAAGATTTTCCAAACAAATTCATAAATTTATAATTACTTTATCATATAATTGTATTTATTATTACAGCAAATGTCAGATATTTTTTATGAATGTAAGAAATAATTTAAATTTATTTATTGAAGCAAACCCAATGCTTTTAAAAATTAGTAATGATATAAACAAATTAAATATTTCTTTAAATAAATGCGAAAAAAATATAGAATATTATAATGATTATGGGTTTTATATATATAATTATATTGACAATAATATTGTAAACAAATTTATTTTTTATAAAAATAGTAATGAACAATTTAATGAAAAATCAGATATTAAATTTATGTTAATCGAATTCAAAAATGGAGAGAATATCTATAAAATAGATTTAAAAACAGATAAATTTAACTATTATTTAGTAGGTAATAAATTTACTAAGAACTTTTTTATTTTCTATATAAAAACACATCTTAATAAAAATGATGAATTAAATGATGATAATAAGTATACACTTAAAATTATCGATCATAATGTTAATATGTTAGAATTCGAATTTACGGATGAGAATGAGAGCATTTTGTTAGAAAAAAACGGTTATAAGTTAAAAACTACAAATCATAATGAATAAAAATAATATATAGTAAAAACTATTTAAAAAAAAATTGAGATTATTAAATACAATATGTTATCCCAACATACAGATACAATGGATACAGCAACTGCTTTAGAGTCATTTCATAAATTATCAGATAAATGGACTTTGTGGGCGCATTTGCCTCATAATACTGATTGGAGTTTAAAGAGTTATATTCCCATTTCTACATTTAGCACGATTGAAGAAACAATTGCAGTAACTGAGACGTTGCCTACACCTCTTGTAGAAAACTGTATGTTATTTATGATGAGACAAGGAATCTCTCCTATGTGGGAAGATCCAAAAAATAGAAATGGGGGTTGTTTCTCATATAAAGTTTCGAATAAAAATGTTACAAAAGCTTGGAGTGAATTGACATATAGAATTGTTGGAGGTTCTATTAGTAATGAGATTGCTTTTGTTAAATCTGTGACTGGGATAACTATTTCACCTAAAAAAAATTTTTGTATTATTAAAATTTGGATGACAAATTGCAACCATCAAAACCCAGGAGTTGTAACTTCTGTAAAAGGGTTATTAGCACAAGGTTGTTTATTTAAAAAACATACGCCTGAATATTAAATCTTTTACATCTTTGGTCATTTATAAAATACACATAAATATCTTCAAATTCATAAGCTGCTTTAATCATTTCAACTAATTCACAAATTGTGTTTTATTGATATCATTTTTCATATTTTTATGTCATTTTGTAATTCTATATAATCTTTTTATTGCGCCGACCTGAAATAAAAATGTTTAATTAAGTTTTTATGGATGACCAAAGATGTAATATTATAAAAATTATAATAAATATCTATTATAATTTTTATGCAGTTCTAGTCCAATAGTAAACAACTATATATGGGTTCATAATAGAAAATGCTGTTCCTGAACCAGTATTATTAATGGTTGTAGTTGCTGTTGCTGTAATTCCTGTAGTAGCTGGATTAACAAATGCATTATTTGGGTACACAGATGGATTTGAACCTGGTGGAACTTGATTACCAGCTCCTGTATAAGGGGACTCATTTATTGAATGACTATGTCCTGGATCATTAATTGTTACATTTGTAGTTGCAGTATGAGTGTGTGATGGTAAATTAGATAGTGACAATGTTGTGGTAGTGTTACCACCTGTTGCACCGCCTGTTGAAAATGTTGAACCGAAACCTATCAATATTCTATCATTAGCGAAATTTACCCAAGTAAAACCACCTATTGTTGGTGTTGAACTAGTTGTAGTTGCTATTATTATACCTATTGGATAAATTAATCCGATATTCAAAGATGAACCAGTGGGTCCTGTTATACCAGTGGGTCCTGTTATACCAGTGGGTCCTGTCATCCCAGTGGATCCTGTCATACCAGTTGGTCCTGTCATACCAGTGGGTCCAGTTATACCAGTGGGACCAGTTATACCAGTTGGTCCAGTTATACCAGTGGGACCAGTTATACCAGTGGGACCAGTTATACCAGTGGGACCAGTTATACCAGTGGGACCAGTTATACCAGTAGGTCCAGTTATACCAGTGGGACCAGTTATACCAGTGGGACCAGTTATACCAGTGGGACCAGTTATACCAGTGGGACCAGTTATACCAG